ATTTAACCAAAAATACACAGCCAGCAATATTTGTTGCTAGTTATTCAATTTTTTCTGTAATGAAAAAGGAATTTAATATTGATTTAAACCAGGCAAATTATTTTGCTGGCCATTCACTTGGAGAGTATTCTGCTTTAACTTGCGCTAATTCTTTGCCATTTGAAGAAGCCGTTTGTTTACTGTACGCAAGAGGTAAATTCATGCAGGAAGCAGTGCCATCTGGTAGGGGAGCCATGTTAGCCGTATTAGGTTTGAAAGTAGAGGAAATTTTAGAACAAATAAATTCAATTTCAACAAATGGAACTTGCGAAATAGCCAATGATAACAGTCCAGGTCAAATTGTTGTTAGTGGAGATAAGGATAGTATTCAAATTTTACAAAATAGTCTTAAAAAAAAATCTATACGTGGATTAATTTTGCCTGTGAGCGCACCCTTTCATTGTTCTTTAATGGAAAGTGCTGAGAAAAAAATGAGTCAAAAAATAACAGAATTAATATTTAAAAATCCGAAACCATCAATAATATCTAATGTTACCGCAAAGGCTGAAAATAAAGCCAGTAAAATTAAGGAGTTATTAATTAAACAGATTACTTCAAGAGTAAATTGGAGAGAAAGTATAGAGTATATGATTAATAATGGAGTTAATGAATTTATTGAAATTGGGCCAGGAAAAGTTCTAACGGGTTTGGTGAGGAGAATTAACAAAGACGTAAATGTTTTTAATATTAATTCTATTGATGATATAACAAATTATATAAATAAATGATTAGTTTTAAAAATAAAAAAATATTAATTACAGGTGCAACTGGTGGAATAGGTAATGAGCTTGTTAAAAAATTTTTAAATTTAGGAGGAAACATAGTAGCTACAGGAACAAAAGCAGAAAAATTAGATATTATAAAAAAAAAATATCCTAATGTAAAAATCCAAAGATTTGATATCTCAGAGCATTCAAGAATAGAAGAATTTATAGACAATGTTGTCTTAGATTTGGGTGGGTTAGATGTACTCATTAATAATGCCGGAATAAATAAGGATAACCTGTCTATAAGGATGAAGGATGAAGAATGGAAATCAGTAATTGATGTAAATTTAACTTCTACTTTTTTATTGTGTAAGCATTCAATAAAAATTATGTTAAAAAATAAGTTCGGCAGAATTGTAAATATTACTTCAATTGTAGGTCACTCAGGAAATCTAGGTCAGTCAAACTATGCCGCTTCAAAGGCTGGTATTATTGGTATGTCTAAATGCCTTGCAATTGAATATGCAAAAAAAAATATAACAGTTAACTGTGTCTCTCCTGGTTTTATAGCCACAGATATGACGATGAATATTGCAGAAAAAGTAAAGATGTTTCTTAGCATCAAGAATACCTATGGGAAAATTCGGGTCAGGGGAAGATGTATCAAATTGTGTAGCTTTTTTATCTTCGGACTCAGCTTCTTATGTCACTGGAGAAACATTACATGTTAATGGTGGCATGTATATGGCTTGACAAAATTTACGATTAATCTATTAAGTTTATTATTACCAATTTATTAAAGGAACACATGGTGGAAGACATAGCAAAGAAAGTAAAAAAAATAGTAGCTGAACACTTGGGAATCGAAGATACGAAAGTCACCGAAGAAGCCAGCTTTATAGATGATTTAGGAGCAGATAGCTTAGATACTGTTGAGTTGGTTATGGCCTTTGAGGAAGAATTTGGTTCTGAAATTTCTGACAGTGAGGCTGAAAAAATATTAACCGTTGGTGATGCAATAAAATTCATAGAAAACAAATAAAACTAAAATTTGTTTTCCAATTTTTTAGTATGATTTTTGATAGCGCTTAAGTGGCTATCGAAACTTCGGGCTTGGCGTTGGCTATTTTTGTCTCACGAGTATCTACGACAAATTCTTGGGCCACGATCTCTTTAATAATATCTTGGATTTTTCTATTGATTTCAATCATCCTGATATTATGCTTGCCGTCCTTCAGATGCTCCTGCTGCCACTCTAACTCCAAGGACCTCTTTTGTGTGTATAGGTCTTCGGTCATCGTTAACCTCCTCATAGGTTATCCATTTACGATCTTTTCTCGTAAATCCATCTTTCTCCAGTTTTACCTCATTTTTTCCCAGTTTGTCAAGGATTGATTTTTCAATACCTTCGGCTGTATCTTCAGCTGAAACATTAAAGTCAGCATAATGGCCATAAGCATGAATCTGTATTCGGAAGTTTTTCATAAGGAATTTCTATCTTTATAGTCGAAATGAGGCGACTTTGTGGCCGCCTCATCTCTAATTTATTGATTAAGCACCTTCAACGCCATAAATACCTCTAGGGTCTGATACTCCAAATGAGTATCTTTCTCTAGCTTTGTATCTAACGTTTCCAGTTGAGAAATCACCTTCCATTTTAGTTTGGATAGGTAATCTATCGAAATGTTTCATTCCGTTAGGAACATCCGTGATTATGTACCAAGAATCAGTATCTGTTAGATAGTGATTTACTCTATAACCTTGAGGAACCATCCCCATGTTTTTGATAGCATTGATATCATTATCAGCAGTTCCAACTCTTCCTTGAGATTTTAACAATCTCTCAGCAGTGAACTGATTAGCAGATGGGACAATCATCTTCATTCCTTGAGCTGCAATTTTTAAACCTCTTTCATCAGTTAGCGCAGCAATGTCAATCATTGCTTGCTCTAATGAAGTTTCGTTTAAGTCTGCTGCAGTTGATAGTTCATTTTGTTCTGTTCCAGCAACAATTACGTGTGCTGTTGAACAAAGTTCTAAACCATCTCCACCAGTGTATGAACTGTTAAACGCTCTGTTAAGAACATTTGCTGCTTTAACTTGTTTCGCGTTAGCCATTGATCTAGCTAATGCTTTTGTATATCTAGACGCAAGTCTATCATACAAATTGTCTTCAATCGCTTCTTCAGTAATTGAAAACGCTAAAGCAAGCGTTTCGTGCGTATAACGAGCTGTGAAAGTTTCTTGAGCAGCGTCATAATTAACTGCTGAACCTTCAGGTTTAACCCCAGCATTCGCGAATCCTGATAACATTACTTCTTCTTCAAAAGCTCTGTCTGAATTTTCAGTATCGAAAACAGCTGCGTGCTCGTTAGCGTAGTTTTTGTACTCCAGGCCAAATAGTGCATTTAAACCTGGCTCTAGTTCCTTAACTAGTTGTGCTCTTGATATTGCCATAATTTATACTCCTATATACCTGTTGCGAATGTAAATACATTCTCACCAGTTCCAAACACAACGTACGCGTTACAGTTAGCTGTACTCGTATCGCTGTTATCGGGATCTTTTGATATTCCGATTTGTTTAAGTCCTGATGCAGTAGTTGTAAATGTATCACTATCTAGTTCCTGAGTCGATTGACCAGTAGCAGTACTTCCACTCGTACCTACAAAGTTTCCAGAAGCAAAGTTCAATGCTGCTGTGCCCGTACCATCGTGTTGTGCTTCAAACACAATAGTTGGGTCCATGTATATGGTAGCTACTATGTCAGCAGCCGCTGTGTCTGCTGGAAAATAAGCTTTCCATGTTGGTTTACTTGTTGTTGGGTCGGTATAAAACACACCGCCGAAAACACCTACTTGTTGGTCGTCTCCGACTGTTGCTGCTTCAACACCACCCGCTGTTACTGCTGCAACTACTTGACCAGTATAAATTGCTGTATCATAAGCATTAGCAATATTAGCTTCTTCTGCTCTGATTTGTCCACCTGTAAGAGATCTTACAGGTCTGAAACCAAAAGCTGCGTCTTGATTTGCCATATTTTTCTCCTTGTAAACTACTATTCGTAGTTTACGATTAATTTAATTCGTTGGATTTAGGAATCGCTAATAAATTAGTTTTTCTTTGTTCCACCGAAGGTTACACGAGTCTGCCTCTCACTATTGATAGGCATACTTGGGTGCTGATCCTTCAGAAGATCGTTATCAATCGCGTCGTCTTTGTCTTGAGTTATTTTATTAAAATACTCATCGCGCGATTTAACAAGCTCTGTCGATATCCTAGCCAGCAATAGGCCGCCAACTCCAATGACCCCTTTGTATTTTCCTTCGCTCAGTACTGGATAATCTTGACCTGGATATTCATCAGCTCTTACAAGCTCGTATCCTGATCTTAATTTGCCTGCCATGTTCTTTGTATCATCAAAGCCCATTGACTCGGCTCTTATCCACCTATGATGGTATCCATCTGGTGCAAGGGGTGCATCTAAAGATGATGGTGGAGTCCAAACTGTTTTTCGAGAAGTTTTTTCTCTTGTTTGACTCGCACGGGAAGTTTTTATTTTATCTGTACTCATATGCTTTACGCCTCCTTCGTGAATTGTTTTTGTTTCGCATATTCTTCAAGTGGCACACCTAATTTTTTAGCGATTGCTACCTCTGAGGATGTGAGTCTCACAGTATTGCGACCAGGTCTTACACTTCGCGTCGCTGACGCTACTGTTTGTGTAACTTTTGTCGATTCCTTAGGTTTAGTTCTATCAAATTTATGTGGGAAGTCAATACGTATTCTTTTATCTACTTCAGTATAATATTCTTCCGAATTTGGGTCAAACCCCTCTTGCTCTGTTAGTTTTTTATGTAAATCAAAAGCAGTATATGTCATTGCTGAATCTTGTCCAAACCATGGATTTTTTTCAGCCCATGCTTCTGCTTTTGGGTCTGCTGGAGGTGTTTGTAAAGATTGATCTAAAGAAGGTGTTCCTCTTGATAGTTTCATTCTCTCTTTAGTTGCTTCAGCTTGTGATTTTAAAGCGGCAACTCTTGTTTCTTCAACACCAATTTGAGCAATCATTTTCTGCGCGTCTACTTCCGCATTAATATCGTTTGCTTCTCTTGCTGCTGTAAGTTTTGCTTTAGCTGCTTCTAATCCAGCTACAACCTTATCCTCCATTGCACTAACATAACTAGGTTCTAATTTTGTTAGTCTATTTTTTAAATGAGAAAGTTCTACTTGACCACCTCTGGCGTAATCTAAAGCGGCTTCTTTTTGCCTTTCAGCTTCACGCCATTTTTTAGTTAGTTTAGAAATTCTTTTTTGAACACCTTCACTATATTGTTCTAGTTCTTCTGTTTTCTCTTCTACTTTTGTTTCTTGTTTCTCGTCACTTTTTTCTTGTTTGCTATCCTGAACATCAGACTTGACATCAGATTTCTCAGATGTGTCATCGGACTTAGGACTGTCTTGAACAGTTTCATCTACAACCTCTATATTTTCTGTTACTTTTTCTTCTGGAAGCTCAACGTCAGCTCCAGGTCCTGAAGTATCTATATCTACTGTTTTTTCTTTGTCTGGCATAGTATCCTCCTATGATTAAATATTATGAAGCACGGATTCTGGATTTTGAATTGTACCCAAAACCTCATCATCATTTAATAAACGTACTTCACCGCCTTCGATGGGTAGTCTTGATCCTGCGTATCGTGCAAAAACAACCCAATCACCTTTTTTGCACCACGGTCCCGTTGGATATTTTTCTTTGTCGTAGTAGGCTAACGGTCCTACCTTTAAAACATAACCGCAATTAGTTGCGATACGTAATTTCTCTAATGATTCTTGTGCAATAATAATTCCACCTTTAGTTTTCTCTTTCGGTGTGAAAGGTAAAACTAAAAGTCGCCAGCCGCTAGGTTCGGGTAGCTGGTCTTTTACGTTTTGTATGTTGTCTGGATTCAAAGGTTCTTTTTCACCTATAGATTCTTTTTCGTATTTTTCAGAAAGTGCATTCCTATGTTTTGGAATTCCCTTTTCCGATATCGACAACGTTTCCTTTTTCATCTTTTTGCTCCTTCTGTTTTAGCAGGTTAGAGATTTCCTGTAGTATAAATTGATATGTGTTAGCTTGTCCTAACATATACTTGTATTTTTCCATATTGTCAACACCACCGCTTATCATGGCATCTCCAACTCTTTGTAAATTGTCTCTCATTATTTTTTGTAGTTTGGCTACAACAACTAACGGATCCACTTATATCATTCCTTTATAATATTTCTTGTTGTGTGGATTTGATAAATTAACTCCACCATACTCACCTCTAATGCTTGGTCCAATATATCCACCTTCATTAACTTTTACTCTTCCACCTTTTTTATACTCTTTTTCCCATCGCTTTGCGATTTCAGGGTGGTTAGCGTGCATATATTTTCTTTGCTTTTCTGATTTAAAAGGCATTATTTCTTTTTAAATTTTTTCATTTTTATCTTTTTTAAATATTCTTTTGTTAACTTTCGACCTAATGTAGGCTTAATTTTATTAATTACTTTAACGGGTTGCGTCATTTCTTCTTAGCTCCTCCATTTCTGAACACCTGAGTACCCTTAATGCCAAAAATACTCGCTACGACGGTAATCCACAAAGTTTGGAACCATATCGGCAGTGAGCCAAAATGATGAAAGAAGAGGTCGATCTTCTGCATCATTTGAGCGTCGTCTGAAAAAACTCCCCAGGCGAGAACAATTATGGGCGCCGAAATAATAATAAGAACGATTTCGTCCTTAAAATCGTTATCTCGCGATTCTAAAAGTTTGCCTTGGTAAGATTCCTCACCTCGTGCCATGCGCTCGGCATGCATTAAAGCTGCATCCGACATAGCCATTTTTGTCTTCTGGCGGTTAGAGTAAATTTTACTTCCAGCTTGAAGTGCTATTTTTGCTAAACTAAACCACGCCATAATTTATCCTATCAATTTCTTAAAATAATCTGAATTTTCTAAAATAGTTTGTAACCCTTGAGGATCGGGTCCTTTTAATGGAGGTGGCCCAAATCTTTTTCCTTTAGAAAAATTTTTAATTTCTTGTCCTGTTCCATATTTACGTATCAGTTTTCCCTTCTTAGCGTAAGGGGCTTTTGTATAATCATAAGGATTTGCTGCTACATTTGTGTTAGCACCTGGATAAGCTTGAAAATTCCATTGATGACCAAAGCCTGCTGCTTTATCGGCTGTTGGAGCGGTAACAAGGGATTGAGTATT